CACATGTATTGAACTCTCGACCAGTCTGGAAAACATCCTTCCCATTCTTGGGGAAAGTTCCATTCATAACCTGTTCCGGCTCCACCGATTCCTGATCCTATGGTATAATTACTTCCAAAGTTTGATATTGTTATAGTATCACTTGAGCCAGATGAATAGCCGCCAGATGGAATTGTTATATTTCCAATATCTTGTGCTATGATACCAATCGTTCCTGAAACACAACCACTATTTGATATTGTCAAGTAATCCTGTTGCACTGAAGAATCGTTCATGTAAATCCTTTGCTTGTTTGTGTATGTATGGTATTCTTGAGGAATAATTTTCCATATGTTCTATTATTGCACAGCATAAATCTGGTCTGTAAACTGTGTAAGCATCGTAACTTTCAGTCCATTCACTTGGATATTTAAATGTATCATAATACATCTCTGTATAACTCAATCTATCCGGAACCATGGGAATAGCGTCAACCACCGCACCTTCATAGCAACTAATGCCTAGTGTTTCTTGTAAGTTAGCACTAAACACTATCTTGGCTTCACCTAACAAGTTATGATATTCATTTTTTGTTAGCTGTTGATCCTGGCACACTACAAATTCATACTGCGGCAACTGTTCTTTTAAATCACGGAATATTTCAACTTGTTTTTCCGGAGCGATTCTATGCGGGAATAAGATAAGATCACGCTTGGGCATGTTCTTATATGGAAGTAAGGTATCTCCCATATATTCCATAGGCCACCCTGTACGAACATACTTGCCATCTTCCAGCATATCTGCTTTATCTTCTTCTTCCCAAGGATTTTCGATCATGCCATCATTTAGTAAATTATGATGGAACATGTCAATATGGAAAGTAGTGGCAAAATAGTTATGATCAAATGCTGCAAAGAAACTTTTCTCAGCATATCTAACCCACGGTTTATCGCCAACTAACCGTCCAAGAAAGTCTTGAGGATCATATGATCCAGCATGCCACAAGCCGTGTGTTGTTACGGGAATCTGCAGGAGTTCACTCATATACTTTAGGTTGATGATACCAGGATGCCAAGCATCAGTAAAGATAAAATGATCGCCAGACCGTACTGCTCCGGCGCAAAATAAACGGCCCAGCTGTTCGACTTGGTTAGCTTTATATATATTAGTACCACCAAAGTTAAGGAAAGCACCAGGGGTAGTGGCACTGGGGATGTCTGTAGGTCCGCTAATAATTTGAACATTGTGTCCTTTCTTTCGTAAGAGACTAGGTACATGAGTCTTCCACTCTCCTGTGTACCTAGTACTAACAGCTTCTAAATCGACTATATATACAGTCATTACTGAGCGGTATTATAGCGTGGATTCTTACCTAGGTAAGGTTTACGTTCAACAGTACCTGACCTCTTAGGACGACGTGTCTTGTCGAAGTTGCGCCACTGCCAACTTTCTCTGTTGTACAAATGTCCTTCATTGAACTCACAGAGTTCTGAACAACACCAATCCTTAAATGCTTCTAAATCGTTAAACAATTTAACGATATCAGGACGTGATTCAAAATACGAAAAATCATTGTAATTCTTAGCCATTATAGCCTCTTTTAGTATTTGATAAAACTGCCATTTTCTCCATCTTCGGAGACCTCAATCCAAACCTCTCGATCTGGATACTTTTGTGAAATCATGTCATATAAATCATCTGACATCATTTCGCAACTCTTATAATCTAATTTTAGTATACTATCTTTGTAGAGATTTTCCAACCATCGTTTAAATTGTATAAACTCGACGTCACGATCGTTGTGGGTAACTGAAAGCCACACACGAAAATGGAATATATGACGATGAAGAGTAGCCAAAAACGATACATCATATTCATCTCCTGTTGCTAAGTTTGGATCTGTTGCGGCAGCCGGATAAGCGTGAGTGCCTTCTTTCTGGAAAGTCACCCAGATCATTTTATTAGGACGCCAATCTTGTCTTAAAATACTAGTCATTTAACCTCCAAAAACATACTGTTCCACTGATCTCTAGCACCTGAAATATTATGTATTTGTTTCATAGCTTTATCTGTAATTCGCATTCTATAGGATTTTTCATTGCCATACCCATCTAATACTACCCATCCATTATTACTTTTAATTTCTTTAGATCGATCGCCTTCTTTTAATTGTGTCCAGACATCAATATATCCCTCTTCCAATTTTTGTTGGATGGCATCAATCTCCATATCTACAATCTTTACCTTGCTAACTTCCATAAAGTTAGGATCCCATTCAATTTGATTTTGATTTTTTGATTTTTGATAAAATGGAGTATTAGTCCATTTAGGAGTAGCTAATATCTTTTCAATAAGCCAAGAACCAATTGTATGATTAGCTTTACTACCTTTTTTTCTAGTCTTATTGTCGATTCCATATTCGGGCATATCAACTGTACCGCTTTTATCGATACTATGTCCTTTATTGACTAGTTCTTGATCAGCCCACTGTCCTACAGTAGCATCATTCCTAACATTAGGTATTCGACTTCCGGGTTCTATATTATTTTTAATAACGCTTACTCTTGCAGATTTCATTTTATGATCTCATCTTTTGTATATTCATCCCAATTGGTAAAGTACTTGCGTTGTGTAATGGCGCCAATCGGTATACACCATACACCTGGATTGCTTGCTTCGAAATCTTTATCATCTATCTTAATAGTAGCATTGTAGCCTAATTGCGCTAGATAAGGTAATTTTACACTAATTTGTGGAATAAATCTACGATTTTCGGTTAAACCGCTTTCTAAAACACCTTCATGTTCAGACACATCAAAGTCTAAAGTACACCAAAATCCAGCATCTAGGCATTGCTGTATCATGTCTTCCCAAGGACGCCATCCAGGAATATCATTAACACCTTTAGTACCAAAACTTTGATTAGCACCAAAATAGATATGAGTACAATCGTTATTACGAGCAATGTCAGTAATAACTTGTTCATTCTGCACACCAACTACAAAAAGAGTTTTCATCCCGTAAGCAGGAGTACGTTCAATTTCGGTGCCAATAAAAAATATTACATCTTCACTTGTACCGCTAGTATAATTACGTTTCATTATTACCTTTTAAAATTCAAATAGTGATTCATTTAAAATTGGTTTTGGTGGTTCAGCTTTAATGGGTTTTAAATCACTGAAATCAACAACCGGAATTCCTAAACTGTCCGCAATAGCACCAGCATTGGTAATATTATCACCAGTATTACCTCTAGTGCCGATGATGCGATCAAAATAGCCTTCATAATGTTCTATAATAGCCATAGCATCTTCTCTATTGTCCATACTAAAGATTAGGTCTACAATATCTTTAAAACGATTAGGACCTGGACTATAATCTCTAGTCTTACCTTCTAAAGTTCTAGCGTCCATCATAGCGGGGATTATACCAGCATCGCTTTGACGATTGGCTTCTTGAACAGCATTGATATGCATCCATACATTATGCCCCATCATGATAGCATAGGTAAAACTATCCCAACTCGTACGCCCTTCTTTGCCTACTTTATTTAGGTCACCTGGAGCATATATACAAATATCTTTCATCTGTACTTGATCCATAACGGGACTAGTTTGGAATGTGTCAAAAATTCCATCTTGTACTACAGCATCTTTAAACAATCTAGTATCAGTTGAATATTTCTTATCATCGGCTGATGCTTGCATACGATAGACCCATTTACCTGCACTTGGAGTTTCAGTAGCCATATAGATCTGTCCATTAGCAGTGGCTAAGAACGGACTTGCACAGTCAAAACTGATAGTAAAGTCTGGATTATGATACTTACGTACAGCACGTTGGATGTCTGTCAATAGCACAGCCCATTCTAATTTGCTAGTACCTAAAAAGTGCATCCAATCTTGATGACCTTGTTCTAATAATCCATCAAAGCGTAGAGCTACCAGACGTTTAAGAATCAAGTGTACATCACACATATTCTGTCCACCCATACCCCAACCATTAAATGGCTTGTCATATTTCTTTGGATCACAGAAATCTTTCATCTGTTGATACCAATCTTCAGCCTGTGTATGATTCTCACCTTGTAGAACGTTTAAGAACTTACAAGCACCTGTACGATGTTTGATGAAATATTCGTTATTGTATTTGGTGGCATCTGCAGCCTGTTGATAACTTTCAATGCCGGTAGCCTTACGTCCAGCTGGGCTACGTTCTACCCAAGCCGGAATATCAAGGACCATACCGTATTCCATGTAAGCATCCATCCATGCTAGCACTTGTTCACGTTTCTTTTGTGCGGCATCTAATAGTGCTTGATAAAGTTTAGGATGATCGATCTTAGTATATTTTGGATTACCATTCTTATCGGTCTTAGGATCGCCTGTTGGATGTAGTTGTGGTACAAGCTCAACTCCCAAGGCAAGAACTTCCTTCCACTTGGCAGCAACTTCTGGACCTGTTGGATCCCGCCACTCACCTTCCCATACACCTTTACCAATCTGGAATCCGCCTGAGTCTCCAACTACCCAACTAGTAGTGCGATCGCGATTACGGAACATATCCTCGCTGTCGTCCTTCTTAGTCATGTCTAAATTAGCATGCCCTGCTGAATACAAGCAATGATCATAATAAAACATAGCGTTAGGATCTAGGTAGTTCATCGCCTCGACACCCTTAGGTCCAAAGCTCGCTGGTATACGAGCTGGATCTACATAGTTGCCAAATCGTTGTTTTCCTATGAATGTACTGTAGAAACCAGACGTTGCTGGTAAAAAGTACGCATAGTCATGTTGTGCGGCTGTTAAATTCTTATTCATTATTTCACCAAATGTTGTGCTAATACCATACAGCTAATCCAACACCATATGGTATTAAACCCCACGACTGTAGGACTAACTCGCTTATAGCTTGCCCATATAAGTGCAACTGAAGTTGCTAAGGCAATCCAATACAGTTCCCATAATTGGACGCCAAATATTAATCCAGGAATAATAATTGCAGCCTTTGCTAACCAGCTTAAGGCATCAATGATATTATAGTTCGTCCAGTATTCTCGAGTAAACCACATACCGTATACTTCTTTAATATTGCTCCATTTACAGTGAGTATAAGTAGCACATACAATAATAAACCAAATAATACTTCCCCAAACAATTTGTTCAAAGGTCATTGTCATATTACTTAGATTGTGCTGGTAGAATGTAGTTGTATACAGCAGTTCCACTATCTACAGTGATATTCAATGCACCAACGTCTGCAATACGCATGGTAATATCACCAGCTAGTCCTAAAATACTCTGTACTTGATTAACAGGCCATGACCATGTTTGTTTTAATTTACCAGTAATGCCTGATTGGAATACAAATGACCCTGCATGTGTACTTGAGTCTCCAAAGCTGAATACCAAATTACCATTATCTGTAGATACTTGGAATACAGTTTCTTCTGTATGTGCAGCCGCTTGGAATTTCAAACGCTGAATACTGGCCACAGTTGGCTCGAACTCGACATCCCAACCTTGACCTTTATACTTTACAGATTTCAATTTTTCATTGATGATATCTTGATTCATGAAACGATAGTCGTTTTCAAAGTCACCAATAGAGTTCTGAAAATGTAGGCCTGTCGGAACAGTTTCACCATTGCGTTCTTGTGTGACTACGCTAATACCAGCCCCTTCCTTGTACTCTGGACATTTTAAATGTAAATCTAACTTGTTTAAGTTAGGCATACCAAATGTACCTTCAAAGCTGTCAACCGGTGTATGAGTCTTAGCATTAAGAATAACTGAACGATCTTCAGCCATTGATTCGATTGTTGTTTCTTTTGAGCTTGAACTTACCTTAACTAACGGTAAGAATCCCAAACTATGTGTATGTGCTACTAGGTCTTGTAAAAAGTCTTTCATATGAATCTCCATGTGTTAATATTATACTACAATTTTCGACTATGTCAATGTTTTTAAAACTCAAATAAACTGTTAAATGTGTTCTTTTCTTCTGTACTACCGATATCCCATTTGAGAACTCCAATTAGGTTATCTAATTTGTTATCGATGATGGTTTCTTCCATTAGCGCATGATCAAATGGCAGATCCTTAAACCATTGTGGGAGCCGTAGTTCATCTACCGGATAGGCTACGCTAGTAAAGCCCAGAGGATTTGGTTTGAGCTTGCATACAATAACTTTTTGTCCATCAGTGATACTCATAGAGTATTTGTCATCATACATACGCTTTAGGGTATTCCAATTAAGACTTGCACGAACATGTCCAGGCATATTGGTCTTACCGGCCTTCTTTTCCTTGGCAGCATAGTCTGTGATGTTGTTAGCACGTTTGGGACTACCTTTTTCCCATCCCGGGCGACTTTTAAATAGTGTGCGGAATTGAGTAATATGATCAAGTACTTCTTGTTCAATCTTACCTGTTAAAACCATTTCCAATACATCACTTAAGAAGTTTTGGATGAATTCGGGAGTATCTGAACGCTTAAGATCTAGGCCCATAGCTTTGATACTACCTGGTTTGCCATCCACATCACTACGTTTGCCTTCTTTATCATAGTAAAGCACAGCATAACGCTTCTTGGTAATAAACAAGCTCTTTGATCCAACAATTTCACGACCTGCTTTGATAACTTCTCCACGTGATTTAGGCACATGGAATGCATCTAGCATGAATTGTGGGAATGTAGCATTAACTTCTTCACCGATTTGATCGTACAATTGTACTACACTTTCTTTAGTCCAAGGAATAAGTCCAGCGTTAATATCTTTTTCCAGGGTCTTATAAGCTGAAAAATAACATGAGTCAGTATCACCATAGATAATTGCCTTACCTGTATGATCGTACTCTCCGGCAATGATCTCATTTACCTTTGATGCCATATGACGAGCAATGCCTCTACCGGTTAATGTAGTTGATTGTCCAATACGCTTATCAAAGAAACGGCAACCAGGATTAAGAATAGCGCCATACAAACTGTTAAGGTTAATCTTTTTAACAAGTTGGCGTTTGTCCCAATATTCTTCTTCAACTTTATTACCTGACTTGATACATTCTTTAAGTTTGGCCTGCATTTCCTTACGTTCAGCGTACCAACGTTTTAGCAATCCTGGAATAATTCCATCTGTTTCGTGTGTAAAGATAGTGCCGTTAGCTGATAATATCCAAGGTTGGTTACTTTCAAAGATCAGTCGATATACTTCTGCGGCACTTAATACGTCACTGTCGCCATTTTCCCAGTCGATTGTAATGTCTGTGCCAATCTCTTGATTAATAACCGCAGTATACTCTAGTGATCCAAATATACCTTCCCAAGCAGCCGCAAAACTTTTACCTTTGGCCATTTGTGCTTCAATATAGTCATCGGTTAGTGTTTGGCGTAGCTGTCCAACGATAGTCTCTGGTCCCATATTAAGTGCTCTAATGGCACTAGGATATAGTGAATTAATATCCAACGAACCTACCCAGTCTTGGATGCCTTCTTTGGGGTAAGCTACATATGCACCTGCCGCGGCATTGTTTTCACGTTCGTCCATTTTAGGACGATTGGGAACTTGGAAACCTCTACGATGAGCTTCGTTAATAATAGCCTGTTCAGTTACAGCCACAGCACCCATTGTAGTTTGTAGCAACACAGTACATTCGTGTGCTAGTGTGTTAGCTAGATCGATAAACTTTAGTTTCTTATCTAAATCATCTAATAGTTGGCAGTCATTAATGTTATATTCTACAAATGTTCTGAAGTCATTGTTGTATAACTGATCTAGAGTACCTTCGTACTGTGTTTTACGCTGACCTAATTCATATTCGGCAATAGCATCCAATCGATATGAATGGCGTTCTTCGTATGTGTACTTACGATATAGTTCCAAACTATCTAAATGTACACGACCAATAAAGTCGTAGGTAACTGATTGACGACCAAACTTTTCATATTCTCTACGTTTAGGAAATTGATCAAACAGGCAAAATCTTCGAGTGTCTTCTTTACTTAAAACTTTAGTTACACGATTGACTGTATACGGTATATCAAATCCTTCGCTATTCCAACCTGTTAGTATATCCGCATCTTTAATCAGGTCTAAGAAAACATCCAACATTTCTGCTTCGGATTCGTATAACATTACATTGTCAAAATCTTTAATCTGCTCTTTGGCTTCTTCCATGGTCAATGTCTTTGGAGGAATAGCTAGACAAATCATTGTATCCATCCACTGTAGCTTGACAGCGATAGCAGTGATAGGCATAAATGCATCATCCGGTGATGCATAGCCACGTTCGGGGTCGAAGTCGACTTCAATATCGAAAAACGCTACATTTAGTTTTGGTGCATCTTGATTAAGATAATTTTCGCTTAAGGTTACAAAAATTGGATTGATATCTGCTTCATACATAGTCTTGCCACTGTTAATGGCCATCTCTTTGCGAAGCTCTTTGGTATTTTTACAAACGATCCGTTGTACAGGATCGCCATAGATCGAAGTATGTTTACCTCTAGGATCTTTTACATAGAAAGTGTGACGAACAGGAATATCTCTGTATTCTCGCTCACCTTTCTTGTTGCGTTCGACGACTTTGATAATGTCATTATCACGATCGAACCATGCATCTACATAGCTCATATAATACTCTCCTTTGAGACTTCAGGCTCTCAAATACCTTCATGCTGTTTATGGCCAGCCGACCTTTCTCTGTACTACTTATTAGATACGTTTGGTGATATCTAAAATTGCTTGAATTTCTTCCCAATCTTCATTATGAGCTTGCCAATCGCCTTTATGTGCGATTTTAATAGCCTTGTTAATAACGCTTGGTTTAATTTGCAATTCTTCTGCAACTGCCTTGACTGTTTCTTTTAAGCCTTCTGATAGATCTTCAACTTCACGAAGTACTGTGCTTCCTTCGCTGATTAATCTTTCCAATTTTGCCTTTTCTTCTGGACCGTATGAACGTGACATGTGATTCTCCTTAACTATAGCCTATTATATACTACTTATATTGTCTTTGCAACCATCAAATTATTTTGTTGGATACCAAAGTGGATCGTGTTGGGCTTTAGCATAATAATTGGTAAAATCTGGTTCAGCAGCTTTTTGATCCGCTGGATCACTGCCTTGACCTTTATCTTGATCATTAGCTGGTTCTTTTGGAGTTTCTGGATTTTCATCTTTAGTAAGTTTGCCATCTTTACCCCAAAAATATCCTGCGGCACCGATAGCGGCAATAGCTGCTAAGAATTTTGGTTGTTTCAATAAATTAACAACACGTCCGCCCATATTTTTAAGGCTAGTCATTATTTTACTGCTAGCCGGTGGTGTAGCAACTGTTGGAGTAGTTGTCGGTGTAGGAGGTATAGTTGCATTAGGCGGTGTTCCTGAAGCGGCAGCATGTTTTTCTACAGATTGCAATTCAATTGGATCTTTTACGGGTGACCAGCTACCTTGGCCGTCTGCTTTATACCATTTTCCGTTCTTAGCACTCTTAGTATATGCTAATCCGTTTGGAGCAACATATGTAGTTCCTCCCGGTACACCTGATATAGTTTTTGGTGCTGTAGGTAAGTTTGGTTTAGCTTTACCTGCTTTGACAAGTGAATCTAATTCCTCTGCACTTTTCCTCACACCAGTTTGACTATAGTATACAGTACTGTCACCTGCTTGTTTAAATATTTCTTTACCAACTTTAACTTCTGTACCAATATTATCGGCAGCAACTCTTGCAGCAGTTCTAATACCGACCTTTGCTGCGCCTTTTTCTAGCCATGACGGCGGTTCAAAATTAAATTCGTCAAGTTGGGTTAATTTTTGTTTTAAATAGGCAATTTCTTCAGCTTCTGAAAGAGGTGCAGTACTAACACCTAATAACTTTGCCAATGCATCGGGGCCCGGCAAACCCGATTGTTGTATGTAGGAATTAATAGCATTAATTGTATTATCATCGATTTTACCTGTTGAACCAATTTTTAATTTAGATTGAAGTTCAGAAGTTGAATTCGTTTGAGTAGATGTTGCTGGCGTTGAATTAATTTTTGGAGATGTTTTAGGTAAATCGTCTGGAAGTTCTTCTGAATCTGTAGTAGCCGACCTATCAGTTGAGGTATTTGTTTTGCTATCAGTTTCTTTATCAGCACCTTCTGGATAAAAAAAGTCAACAACTTTGTCAACTAGCTCATCTAATCTTCCTTGAAATTTATATTGTAGTGCAAGTCCACCTGCACCACCTGCAATAAATCCAACTACTGCACCTGGTCCGGTTATTGCACCGGCAATAGCAGCGCCAACAAACGCCCCAACCATAAACAAACTAGTTTCTGCTACAACTTCTCCAATTATTTTAGCAACGTTTGAACGATATTTTTCTCTAGGAATATCAGTAGGCATATCTTTAATTTTTGACCATGCTTCCCAAATTAAGAATGCAGCATTTGCAACAGGTCCACCCCATTTAGATGCAACACTCTTCCAGTCTTCTTTAACTGATTGATTTGTAGTAGAAAGGACTTCTTTAATTTTCATTATTCTTTTGGTACACAGTTAGGAACTGTGCGCCCACCTTTCTTTTTAGTGCCTACTGGTTTGTAACCTTTCCAGCATGGATTTTCATTTCTTAGACTTTCGTCATAGTTGCTTTTATCGTGCATGTGTTCACCAGCACGATAACCGTGATAGTAGGCACGTATATCATCATGATCGGTTAAATCATGTTTTCTATGATCTGCAGGACGACCGTAGTAGGCATCTGCTCCGCCTAGGTCTTCCGGACTATGGTGAGGCGCATTATGACTTTCTGTGGGTTCATTGCTTTGCATACCAGGACCAACACCGCCTGTGAATCCCATACTGTGATCTGGAATTTCGTTTTCTTTAACTTTCTTTTTGTGCTTCATGGCATTACTTAACTGTTTAGTTCCAGTATCAGCCTTGTTGAACTCTTTAGCTACGCTAGATTTAATTCCTAATTTTTTAGCAAACTTAGGATCGTGCGCAGCCGCAGCCATAGTACGTGCTTGTTTTTCGCTGGTACTTTTTTCAGATAATTTTCCAGTAACATGTTTTTCTAATGCATCAATGGCAGCACCTGAACGTTTTTCAACTGGCAATTTGGCTATTTCTTTTTCATGTTCAGCATGTTTTTTCTCTCGCTCATTACTGGCTTTGATCCATTTGTCTCGGGCAGTTTCTTTGCCTTCTCGCATTAACACACGTTCAGCAATAGTCTGTGCGTATTGATTTATTAGTTGACGCTTTTGCTGTTGTTCAGCGGCAATTTGTTCAGCAGTCTGAGTTTCAACTTCACGGAAAAATTTACGAATTCCATCTTTTACATACTTTTTCTTTTCTATTTGTGCAGGCTCAGGCTGCTGATAGTGTTGCATGGCCATTTGTACTGGCAATGACACTTTATGAGGATTACTACCTTCATTGATAATAGACACGAATTTTTTCATGTCATTAGCACCTTCTACAGGCTTAGAGGCAACGCCGTCCATTGCCTGTAGAATTTTCTTCATGTCCATGGGTATTACCCGTTTAGACGTTGCATCAACTGACGAATGCGTGTTGTATCTGCTGACTCTTTAACTGTTTCTTTTTTGCCAGCACGTAATGCGGCTAAGTCTGATTTCTCAATCTTGCCATCGTGATCTGCATCGATCTTTTCTTGATCACCTGGAAGATCTTTAACAGCCTTAGCTTTCTCAGCGATATACGCAGTAGTTTCTTTAATGTTCTTCCACATGGCGGCGGCGGCAATCTTCTTGCCTTTCTCACCACCACCAGCTGCCTTAGCAGTTTTTTCAAAATTCTTACCTGGCTTACCAATGTCTCCACCTGCTTTGGCTTTTTTAACTACAGCTGATTTCTTAGCTTTGCTTAGACCGGCACTTGGTTTTGATTCTTCAACCTTGCCATGTACTGGACATTTGGCCTTGCCTTTTTCTTCACAGCAGCATTTACTCTTAGCTTCGTAAACACCTTGACCGTAAGCTTCGTCAACTTCTTCTTCATCTTTTTCTTTTGGAGCATCAGGATCAACTTTCTTACCAGCTGAGACCTTGGTAACTGAATCTTTACCAAAACGCTTAGACCAGTCCTTGCCTTTTTTCTTTTCTGCTTTGTCAGCAGCTTTAGCTGGAGCTTTTTCAGCAGCTGAAAGACCCTTGGCTTTTTCTTTCTTTGGCTCTTCGTATTCAGCATCATCAGCTTGCCATTCTGGCTTGCCAATATGTGTTACACCAGTACGCTTGCCAGTCTTGTCTTTGTTAACTGTAACTTTGCCGCCTTTGGATGTTTCATAGTCTTCGTCTGTTAGCACCTCATCGCCACCTGCGATAGCTTTAACAGCATTTCTAAATGTTCTGTGTTTGTCAACTAGATGTTGTTTATCAGGATGGATTGTCATTGCTGGTTTGTGTACCATTCCAGTACCACCGCATGCTGCACATTCTTGCTCACCAGCCTGTAGACGATTCTCTTCAACTTTCTTAGCTTCAATTTTCTTAGCCTGTGACTTTTTAAGTTCTTTAACTTTTTCTTTTGCTTCAGATAACACAGCTTGTAACTTGGCTTTTTGGCCTTCGCTTAGTGTTTCAGCATTGTCTAAATGCTTACCATACTCACTAAACTTCATTTCGTATTCTAAATAGTGATAAACTGAAGCAACATAGTCAGCAGCCTTGGTGATCTTAGCTTGAACCCAAGCTTCTAATTGATCATCATCGTGCAATTGCTTAAACAACTTATGTGAATAAGTGGCTAATTTATAAAGGTCGGCCTTGGCCATTTTACCTTCTTGATCGTGTGTTTCTGCTGATGTATCAGCTGGAACATCGTGTTGCGGCTCCATTTCTGGCTCCATTGGATTCATTTGATCTAAATCTGACATTTGTATAACTCCGTTATCTTATTATATTTAGCGTTTTTGTGCGCCTGCGCCAAAGATATTACCCTTCATATCTAGGCCATTTTTAGCAGTTCCATCTGCATTTTTAGGCTGTACAACCTTAGGTTGTGGTGGTGCTTTTGTGCCTGACTTACCTGGAGTACCAGTATAACTTGGCTTGCCACGTGCCTTGCCTGGACTTAATTGTGGAGCATCAACGGTACCAATACTTGCTGCATTTGTTGTTCCAGATGATGATTCTTCTTGTATTAATTCGTACATTTTCATAATTATTTCCCTACTGGTTTTTCATCAGTCATACTATATTTAGTTTGCATTTTAATCCGTGCCATCTTAGGTAGTTGCCTTTATTTGTTGTTTTACCGCAATTTTCACAGGTAGTAGTTCCTTGTTCCATTGCCTTTAGATAGTTTTCCCTTTCCGGTCCTATGGGTTTTCTTCCTACTATTTTTTGACGCTGTTTTTCTATTGATTCTAATTTTTTAGGAATACCTTTTTGTGCTTTTGATATTGCTTTTTTATGCTCTTCTGATCGTTTAGGTATAATTTGCCTAGCTCGTGCTAATCTAATTTTAGCTTTAGTTTCTTCTGAATGTGGTCCTCTGGGTATTCCTTTACGCCCGGGCCTTCCTGTTTTAGATCCAGGTCCTCCGTCTCCGCCGTTTGTTTGATTTCTCAAAATTCCAGTACCTTGATCTATTCTACCATACCATCTTATTAATCGACGCTCAATAGCTAATGCGCCTACCGCGGTCAGTTTTGACTCTACAATAATAATGCAAGAAGAATCTGTAGGTTTTCCTACCTCTCCTTTACCTTTAGTCCATGCTCGATCTTTAGTTCCTTTACCTATATAATAGGGAGTTCCGTCTTCTCTAAGATATGCGTAGACATAATAAGTATCCATGCATTTATTTAGTATCGCTAGTTAAATATGGTTTATTTTTTGCCGATTGGCGGCTCTGATGTGAGATAAGGCTTGCTAAACCATAATTGGAACCATTCAGGAGTTCCGGGTTTAATATTGTGCTTACGTTCTAATACTTGTTTTTCACTACCTGTAATACTAATGTTACTACCACCGTAGGGCTTTAGCCCACTAAACTCTGTGATACCGGCTAGACGTTTAAGTTTAGCTAGATCATCCATTATTTTAAACTTGCTCTCAACATCCAACTATGCTTTTTATGTTGATCCTGGCGGTCAGCTAGGAAATTACTCAGACCGTGATCACCATTGGCTTCGGCCATTTCAAATGTAATGCGGAATATTTCCGCCATACGTTCACTGTCTGCTAGTAATTCTTGCAACATACTACTCCAATCAGGCACATGATTTTCATCTTGTACAGTAGTTAGCATACTGAATTTTTGTAAACTGGCTGGTGTATAAATCTGTAGAGCACGTAGATGTTCTGCGAATGGATCTATTGCACCATATACCTCTGTATAAATTCTTTCAAATAGCTCGTGTAGTTGACTAAACAGAGGCCCTTCTACATTCCAGTGAAAGTTATGGCTTTTGAGATAGAAGCTAAACTCACTGGCAAATGCTGTTCTAAGAGCTAAATGATATTTGTTATGTTCCATTATATACCGTACTTATTTCTCTTAGGTTTGGCCACAGGGCTGGTTTTATTAACATCAGGAACTTCTTCACTATTCATACTGCTTAACTTTTTAATAGGACCAGCCATAACATCTTTAGCGGCTTGTTTAACCATGTCATATTCTTCTTGAGTATATACTGATAATAGTGGATCACCGCTCATAGCACCAGCAGCTGGGGTAGGATTATTGCCTTTACCGTCAGCACTGGCCATAGCAAGGCCAAATCGATACCCTTGGTATGGACTACCGTTAGATTTATTTTGGCTAATTCCTGGAAGACTTAAACCACCTTTAATTGCAGCGGTTATAGATTTGTTAGGCAGCCTATTTAAATCAGCAGGAATATCACCTTCTGCTAGGGGCTTACGTGTAAATTCTTGAGCTCTCATTTCTCTTATTACCTTATTGGCTTGTTTTATATTTATCGGCAAACCCATACCTTGTTTAGTTATATCCATTAGATGTTTGATCCAATCTTCACCTAGTTTAGCAACATCAAAATCACGCTCCCATAAGGCCAATTGCTGTTCTGGACTAGCATTGGGATCTGATAGTATTTTACGTAAATTGGTAAATTTAATACCGGTTCCTCGAGGTGTTGGTTCTAACGTAACTTTAACATGTTCATAGCCTTGGAATTTATTAACAGCCTTCATTAAGGCATTGGCAATATTCATGTTTGCTTGATCTTCACCCACCATGATAATAATATTATCATAGCGTGGAGGTTTACCTGGCAACGGATTGATTAACTCGTGTTTAATCTTTTGTATTAGCTGACCACCTTGTATAACTGTGCTAATATTGTTAGCCCATTCTGGATACAATTTATGCCATGTTTGCGCTTTGACATTCGGCGGAATAGGATCATCTTTACCTACAGCATTACCGATAAACAAGTAAGGATCACCACCAACTTCTGTAGCTTTATCACGAGTAAAATTCCATAGCTGTTCGTGGCCCCTATGCCCAACAAAACTACCAATAGCCACCACCGCAGTTTTATTTTGATTAGATCGAGGCTGTTCAGTACGAGCCGCAGCTTTAGCAGCATTTTTATCAGCGATAACCTTTTTCTGTTCAGCACTAGTAACTTTAACAGGACCTAGTCGAGTATTAAGTACAATACCTTCGTAATCTTTACCTAACATATCTTTGCCGACGATATTAGGATCTTTGATAATTGCATCTTCCAATGCCAGTGCTACTGGAGCAAGTATTTCTTTTGCTTCTCTTTTCTGAGCTAGTTTACCACTTGCTAACATAGCTTTAATTTGTTCGATATTTTCCAACGGTGGCACAATGGCAGTAACATCTAATGCTTCATTTTGTGTCAGGCTATTATTGATAAACATAACACTACCTTGTTTGCCTACACTGGTTAATTTTTTTATAACTTCTGTAGCATCCGGTAAATCCTCTCCAGTAGTCGCATCTACCACACGAAATGGCACTAGGGCTAGTTCAACACCTTTAGGTAATCGATCGTAATGGATGCCAACAAACTTTAATCGACCTTCGTCCGTTTCTGTAGCAAATGGTAGATACAGTACTTCGCAAGTTACTTGTTTGTTAATTAAAAACTTTGGACCTAATTTACCGTCAACTAGTTTAATAGCCAACATCATTTCGTCAAACAGCTTATCAAATAGTTGTGCTCTTCCTAATATATCAGGATCAGTTGTGCCCTTTTCCTGATGATACTTGACAAATCCTGCTTCATATCGTGGCTCTGTGCGACTAGTGCCCATGAATGGACGACCTTCAGCATTCTTACCAAAACGTCCACCAAAGCCATCTACCTTAACATTTAAGGGAATGTTTTGTAATTTAAAATTACCATTACCGTCATGTATCTCATCAAGCAAGTCTAATAAGTCTGCGGGTTTTAGATCACGCAAGTGTGGCATACCCTTACGTAGTTGTGCCTTAACTTCAGCTTCGTTTATATTTTGATTTGTTTTATACTTAGCATAGTATGCTTGAGCCAATTGATGTGCTTGTGTTTTAACAGCTTCGGGATCAGGCATTTTCAATTTACTAATCAACAAATTAAATGCAACGCCTTTTTCTTCTTGATCGCTAGCAGGATCATTTTTGTATAATCCCTGTGCGCCAGGTGCATATAATAATTTTACAAATGATTCTGCCGCTTGTTGACGAGCAGCATCATCTAAATATTGATTGGCTAAATCTAGTCCACCGATAAATGACCATAGGAGTTTTAAACCCTTTGCATCTGGTTGCTGACCGAACAGCATTTCGAATTGCTTGTTTAAATTCTGCTCATAGTGACTTTGTTCTGTTGGTATTTCTCTAACAACGGGAATACCATTTATTTTCTTTGGTTGATTAGTCTCTGGATCGATAATAGGCTCATAGGCAAGACGCATGCCGCCGCCCTGCTTACTTGATACTGCAAAGGAAATATCATTATCAACAATAGGTCCTTTGATCTTGGTTTTCATCTGAATATATTTTTGACTAATACTACCGGATGTTAAAGCCCGCATGAGATACTTGTGAAAAACACCCTTAACACCTTGTGATAAATCATCCCAGCTCGAACTGTGACTGAACTGTGCCCATTCTGTCGGCTCGTCGGTATCTTTGGTATATTCTACAAATTCAAAGTCAACTTGCATTTTAATTGGGGGATTTTGCAATTCCCATAGGCTACTAAACTGTTCATTACCTAACTTATATCCAATAAACTTTGCAGGCCCAACTTGTTTGCCGTACGATGCTTTTAAAAATTGTTCAAGTTGATGACGAATATCTCGATTGACCTCTGTGTCAATATCACCGAGTTTAGGTTTATGTTTTATAAACTCTTCGTCTGAAATTTTAGTATTAAAAAAATGTAAACTCGATCCACTTAGGAATTTTTGACTTTGTAGTAGTTTAGGATTCCAAAGAGGTTGTTTAAATGTTGCTTGATATGCACTATTGATATGTTCCAATAATTGATTTAATATTGGTAGTATGAAACCGCGATTGTGTACTTTTAGGTCAATACGATGAGCCTGATGACCATCTATTTCTAGATTACTACCTTCAATAACTATAGGTTTATGGCCAACAAACAGCTCTCGAAGCAGCATTGTTAGTCCTTGTATTTGCCAGCAGAATGATGCTCGCTATGATCGTTGTAGAGTTTTTCGCAAACTTGATTGCAAGTTTCTTCATCCATTTTGTCCGGTAATTCACGGATTGGAAATTTTTTGATGTATAGTTTATAGCACTCTTTTACTGCTGGTTCAAAAATACCAGGCTTCGGATCTTTTTTAGAGTTTTTTAACTCGACAAATTTAGTAATACAAGGATGTGTATGACGACGATAAGCATGATCGTCTTGATCCATGAAATGTGCAAGATCATCAACAATATCAAAATTGATCTCTCTACCACCGTCCTTGGCTGTTGTAAAGTCAGAATCTTTAAAGAAACCACCTTCGAATAGTTCACGTATACGCATTTTTAAGCCCAAATATTAAAATCAGCAGACATCTCTGCAAGTAGAGTATTTATCGCTTTTTGTTTGGGCCTACTCTTTAACAATACGTTCGATCTTTGCTATACTACTGCCTAAATGCATCTTGGCCAGTAGGAGATTGTTATCACCTGTTAGATATAAGTGTTTTCCACCCCAGCTACGTGGTTTAAGTAGGTCTACCTTGGCGCTCTTAGTTATTTTTAACTTGGGATTAGTTTCAGCCCACTCAACAAAAGATGAATGTTCTTGTATAGTCTTACCTAGAGTAATACGATAATCGTAGTCCATCTTGGGCATAATAATAGTATTTTGCTCAAGGGTGGTTTTTGCCGCCGGCTCACTGATATACTTTACACGTTCTTCGTCAATCTTAGCTAGAGCATCAATGTGTTTTTTACTATTAGTATAAACAGTAATCCACGGACTTTCAACTCTAATATCTATATCTGTTTGTTTGCTTAGTGTATGCTGTAACTCTAGTGCATAATCTAAGTCGTCTTGCGTTTTAATATAATAGTTCCGCCAGTTTGGATAGGTTTTTTCGTTTTGAGCCAGATTAATTTGTTGCAAGTGTTCTAATGTTGCAGCCATGTCCCCGCTACGAAATAACTGTGCGCCGGAACATACCAGTACTATCTTGTACTGATATATCCCTTTAAACAGTTTAGTTGTAGTCTTATACAGCATCTTCAACCATCGGAGTGTCTACGGTTAACAACGGAACTTTAAGTTCTTTGGCTTTTGATACCAAACAAATCTTATCATCTACAATAGTAATAGTTACCCAACCACCATTTTTAAGATCACCAAATAGCATCAACTTAGCAAGGTCACGTTTGATTTCCTTATCAATTACACGTTGTAGTGGACGAGCACCCATCTTAGGATCAAAGCCCTTGTCCAACAACCATTCAGTAGCTTCTTTGTTAATCTTAACACGGATACCTTTTTCTTTAACTTGTTCACGTAGTTCATCGATAAACTTGCCGACAATCTTAACCATTGTTTCTCGGCCAAGTTTGCTAAATGTAACGACACCATCTAGACGATTACGGAATTCTGGAGTTAAGAACTTCTTCAAATCTGCATCACTGTAGTCTTTATCTTGTCCACCAAAACCAATTGCGTTCTTCTCTGCTGCGCTAGCACCGGCGTTAGTTGTAAGGATAAGGATTAAGTTACGGCAATCTGCTTTCTTACCATTGGATCCTGTGATAAAGCCATTGTCCATGACCTGTAATAATACTGTCATGACATCTGGATGAGCTTTTTCAACTTCGTCTAATAATAGAACAGCATTGGGTGCTTCTTGGATCTGGGTGATCAGCTGTCCAGCATCTTCTTCAAATCCAACATAACCCGGAGGGCTACCGATCAACTTGCTGATACTGTGCTTCTCTTGATATTCACTCATATCAAAACGTAAGAGTTTAACACCTAAGTTACTGGCCAGCTGTTTAGCAGTTTCTGTCTTACCAGTACCTGTTGGTCCCATAAACACAAATGATCCCACTGGTTTGTTTTCTGATTTAAGACCAGCTTGAGCAACCATGATCTTATCTACCACTTCTTGTATAGCAAGATCTTGACCGTAAACTACTTCACTAAGTTTTTCTTGTAGGTTAGCTAGGTTGCTTGATTCGGTTTCTGCAATCTTTTCTTCAGGCATATTAACCATCTTAGCCAATTCAAACTGTATTTCTGGCTCACCGATAACACGTTCGTCAGCTAGTTTAAGATTAAAACGTGAACAAGCACAGTCAATCAAGTCAATAGCCTTATCTGGTAGTTTTTTGTCTGTTTGATATTTAACTGACAATTTAATCGCCGCATCAATCGCATCATCTTTAATTTTAACATTATGATGACCTTCGTAGTATTTCTTAATACCTTTAAGGATTTGACGAGTAACTTCTATAGTAGGTTCGTCAACAGTAATACGTTGGAATCGGCGCATTAACGCACGATCCTTTTCAAAGTGTTTACGATATTCTTCCCATGTAGTACTGGCCACAACTTTAATATTGCCTTTACTCAGTGCAGGTTTCATCATGTTAGCGAGATCGTTAGCACTGTTGCTAGCAGATCCAGCACCACTAATCATATGTGCTTCATCGATGAACAGCACAGTCTTGCCTTTCTTGGCGAGCCCTTTAAGTACCATCTTAAATCGTTCTTCAAAGTCACCGCGATATTTACTACCAGCTAACATCGCTGAAATATCTAAACTATATACCTTGTAATCTTTTAGAAAATCAGGAACAGCGCCTTTAACGATGTTATACGCAAGTCCTTCTGCTATAGCAGTCTTACCTACACCAGGATCTCCAACAAGGATTACGTTGTTTTTACTACGACGACCTAGCGCAAGTGCGATGTTTTCTAATTCGTCAATACGTCCGATAACTGGATCTACTTTGTTCTTAGTAACTTCATCGTTGAGATTAGTTGTAAATGCTTTTAATGCTTTTTCGCTTGAACCATCAGCCACTGGGGTTCCTTCTTCATCGGTAATTTCATCAACGTTACTGTTTAAATAATCGTTAAATTTATCTTTGTCAATATTTGCCTGTTGGATATAGAAATGCGACCAGCTACGCTTTTCACCCATCATGGCAAGGAATACATCAGTCGGTTCAATACGTTGACGACCGTTGAACAAGACCTGTGTAAATGCACGATTCAGTACACGTTCAACAGCCTGTGTCTTTTTAGGTTTAACTACTACATCCTGTATAGTGATTTCACCGCAGTTATTCAATAGGTAATTGTCGAGATTCTTTTTAAGTGAATCAGCATTTGAACCATAACTTTGAATGATATTGGTAAATGAGTCATCGGCCAACATAGCAGCCAATAAGTGCTCTATGGTTAGATATTCGTGATGCAGTTTCTTGGCGGTTTCTATTGCTCGCTCAAATACTGCTTGTAAATTATCACTTGGTTCAACCATTATATTTCCTTTTCTTTTGTTTTTGCTTTTTAATTGCCATTGCTAATTTTATTGCACCTACTTTATCAGTAAAGCACACACCGTTAAGATGGTCTAATTCATGCAAGAAACATCTTGCATCAATGTCTACAAGTGTTATTATACACTCTTTTCCTGTTTTGTCAAGGTAAGCGGCTTCAATAGTTTTGGCTCTTTTAACATCTAACCAAAGATCTGGAAAGCTCAAACAGCCTTCTTCTCCTAAGACTAAATCCTCGCTTGCTGAGATCACACGTGGATTAAACATAGCAGTTGGTTGAGGTTGACCTTCTAATTGAATGATAAACACTCGTGATAGTAGGCCAACTTGATTGGCAGCAAGTCCGCGACCGTTGTGAGTTTTCATAATCTCAATCATTTCGCTTTCAACCTGTTCAGCATCGTCGCGATCTTGCTGACTTACAAACACCCAGTCACTGGCTTGTGATTTTAATACACTGTTAGGTGCGACTACTAATTTCATTTTGTAATTGTTGTAATCGCTGAATAATAACAGGATCAATTACGGCAGGNGTTTTAATTTTAACAATACTGACAAATCGACCTTTCATGCCAGTGTTTACATTTGGGAATCCGTTGCCTTGTGCTTCATATCTAGCCCCGTCTTCTGATCCGCTACGTATTTCTAAATTTAATACAGAACCAGATAGTGTCTTAACTGATTTCGTACAACCAATCATCGCTTCAATTGGTGATATTTCAATATTTGTATATAAATCGTCACCATGACGTTCGTAGTTAGGATCTGGTTGTACTAGGATAGTAACATTGAGATTGCCACGAGGAGCACCTGGTATACTGTCGTCTCCTAAACCGCTATATCTAATAGTATCGCCGTGTTGTACCCCTGCTGGCAGGTTGATTACAACATTTTGATTACGGCCACTAGGTAATCGATAGTTTGCTTCTAACTGTTTACCGGTATAACTGTCAATGAAACTAACTGAACATTGTATGTTTAAATCACGATTGCGTTGTGCCTGTCCTCGCCGCATCTGTCCAAAGATATCACCAAACGGATTTCCACCACCAAACCCTTGACCAAACATATGTCCAAATGGGTCAAACCCACCTGTGCTAAATTGTACATGAGGCCCCCCACCATACTGGCGTTGTTGATCGTATTCGGCTCGCTTCTGCGGATCGCTCAAGTTGTCATATGCTACAGAAATATCTTTAAATCGGGCTTGATCGCCACCCTTGTCTGGGTGATGCTGATTAGCCAATTTTCTGTAGGCTTTTTTTATTTCTTCCGGGCTAGCACCTTCGCTAACACCCAAGGTTTGATAATAATCAGTCATAGTCGTAGAAAAGCTCCAAATAATATAGTAATTATACTATATAAGGTGGAGCCTGTCAAGTTTTTGAATTACTTTTTCTTTTTTGGTGCTACAGTATCTGGCTTAGTTGTTGCCATTGTTTCACCATCAAACTTCTTGTGATGTTTAACTTCCTTTTTAACAGTAGCAGTTTTAGCCGCTGGTTTCTTAGCCGGCTCTGCATGCGCTACTTCAAAACATACAATACTCCAAATTACGATGTTTAATGCAATTAAAAACTTTTTCATATTACGCTCCTTATAGTGCTGGTTGATCAAATGTTGGAATGACTTTCTTACCACTGGCATTGACTGCTACTGGTGTTGTTGCGGGTGTCGCTCCTGACCCGCTATTAAAACCCGATCCAAACCCTCCTGTTGATGGAGGTGTTGATCCAAATGCTGGCGCTGTACTCATAGTATTACCACCCAACGGTGAGCCACCAAATGCTGGAGTAGTAGATCCGAATCCACCACTTGCTGCCGGTGCTCCACCAAAGCCACCTGATGATTGACCACCAAAGCTACCTGATGATTGGCCACCGAATCCACCACTTGATGCTCCACCAAAGCCGCCTGATGATTGGCCACCGAATCCACCACCCATACCGTTATTCATACCCATGCCACCTTGCATTCCGCTTGGAACACCCGACATGTTTGTATTGTTTGTCATAGTTTGTGAAGTAGCTGTTGGATTTGCCGCAGTACCTGCTAATTTTTCTTGTGTACGACCAAACGCACTAATACCTAATACGGCACCCATGGCGATATGGAATAGGCCAGCACCTTGAAGTGTTAGTGGATTCCATTGTGTAATAGGTACATGATTAATGCCTTGCCATAACGCCCATAATACTGGGAATATTATCATGTCGGCCATACAGATCAGCATATACATCCAGCCCATAGCTGGGCGCCAGTATTTTTGCATCCATTCGGCGCCTCCTTCTTTTTCTTGTGACATAGTTTCGCTCCTGTCGTTTAATAGTAGTATTTATGCTGGTCTGCGACCTTTCTTGGGTGTACTTTTTTTTAATTGTTGTTTTACAGCATCAGCGGCTTGTCCACGCTCTTGTTGCTTCATAACTGAGTTGCCAGTTACTGCTTTGGCTACTTGTTTAGCTGATTTACCCTTGCCTACAACATGTGTAAAGTACCATACGCTTGCTTTTGCTGATTCTACAGGATTGCTAGATAATAATTCTGGATTAGTAACATAGATGCTAGGATTTTCAGGATGTACACCTGCTCCTACTTTAGCATAGTTAGATTTGCCTGTAATATGAAGAAATCCACGTCCGCGGTAGCGCCACCCATCACCACTAGCTTCATCACCATTACCATTCTTATTAGCATAGGCTTTATTAGCCAAGGCAACTTGATTACCAACATACGGAACTGCAGATTGTATAGTTGGAAAATTAGTAGTGAATACTTTGTGAATACGTTCCGGGTCAGTATACATAAAATTTTCAGTAGCAGCTACCCAATCTCCTGTTTCAATTTGTACATTGCCTAATAACTGTGCTAAATCATTTACTGCTACAACCCCCATTTTCTTAGCAACGTTAACCAATAGGTCTTTACTAGTTGCTGGGTTAAATGGAGCAGGTTCGGCTTTTGCTGTGGTAACAGGTTTAGGTTGTTGGGCTACAGGCCGTACAGCAAGTGCTTGCGATTTTGGAGCAGTAGCAGGAGTAGGCGGCGGTGTAGCTGCTTGACCACTAGCCGGCTGTTTTGGATTAGCAAAGAACTTAAAATTGTCAATTGCCTGCCCAATACTAGGAAAGTCTAGCTCGCTCAGTAGCTCTCTTAATTTCATTTAACGCTGTCAAATATTTTCTGTTGAGTTTTGTACCAATCAATCCATGAGTCTACTTTAAGACGACATTCTTGATATTCACTGTAATTGTCAGCAACTACCCCAACAACTTCGCTTAACTTAGTAGTATTAGGGTCGACTAATTTTAAATCAGGACATGCAACTAGTAAATCTGCTGGCACCTCCGGAAAATTTTGAGCTACTGGCACATCGTTGCACCCGGCTAATAACATTACAGTTAATATGATTAATAAACGTTTCATTTAGTCACCTTAACATTTTTAGCAGCAGAATTTAAATCATAAATTGCTACAGGATCTACTTTACATGTAGCATCTATTTTAGCAGCATCACGTTTAATATTTTGTTGTGATATCTGTGCCGCTGCTTTGATAGCATCATTCTTGGCTTTAACTGCGTCCGCTAACTGTTTGTTAGCATCTTTGCTTTGTTGTTCACTGATAGCAATCTTAGCTTGTTGTTCATCTGCTTGTTTGCGCCACGACATTTCAACACCATATCCACCAAAACAATATACTCCTGCAATTGCTAGCAATGTTCCGATGACTCGAGCCGGCTCCCTATAAGGTATAGCAGGCGGAAAGAATCCAACAAGAAAACTAGCACCATATAGTCCGGCACCACCAAACATCATAACTAATATTGCTAGATGTAATAAACTATCAGGAATAAATGATAGAAACCACATAATTAGCTTTGTAAGATTTGTAGTGCGTTATGGGTGTGTTGTTGGCGTTCTTCTAAACCTAATGTGCCACCGTTAACGTGTTTGGTAATAGTAAGCACATCACCTTGATCTGCATATTGATTGAGATTATTATTTTCCCAGAACCAACAAGCTGATTGTACAGCACCTTCAAATGTTCCTAAGTATTCTGGAACTTGTTCGACTGGAGTATCGATGCTTTCTGCAAAACGACTATAATTATCTTTACCAGTGATCTGAATCAATCCACGACCGCAGTATTTCCAACCATCACCACTTGCTTCGTCTCCGTTGCCCATACGTCCGGCATAGGCTCTGTTGGCAATTTGTTCTGGATGGTGTGCGTACTGGTTAGCAATATCCATGTTTTGGAAATGGCTAGGCCAAATTTTGCATAATGTTTCTGGACGATAGTTTAAGTTTTCTACCAGTGCTTTGTATCCAGCACTTTCTACCATAGTTTGTCCCAGGAAACAAGCAACACGTTCCGGAGTACTAACATCATAGTCCGGAAGAATCTTACACAATGCTTCATACCAGTGCTCTGAATAGGGATTATTTTGTAGTATTGCTGTGCATTTTTCTTGTGAAAAATCAAATGTAAATGGAGTTGCCATTATTTCCTCGCTAACGCAACGGCCCAGCCGTTGTTTTCAAATATGAAAGTATCAGCAATTTTGTTAATATTGTAATTGCCAATTACCTTAGTTAAGAACATAACCTCTGCCATGTCCTTGCTCTCTAGCACGATCGGACCTTTTACCGACTCGTATACTTGATCTCTCGGACCACTTGTAATTATCTCAAATGATACTGGACCACTGTAAGTTCTTTGGAAAGTAATACTTTCATCTAGAACATTTATATTGTCTGCATAACTTCTTGAAAAGAATTCGCTGAAATTATTCATTCGACGTTCTTCTGTGGCAGCATTATAAGCTGCTTTATTTTCTGGAATAGTTGCTTGTAAATTTTCTAATGTTGCCTCTTCGCTTTTAAAACTCTTAAAATAACGGAAACGCATGTCTTCTAACCCAGTTATTTTTTTAACACCTTCAACAATTTCAAAAATTTGTTCTGCTGAATGACGTGTGCGTTCTAATTCAACGTATACTCGATACTTACCATCGTCTAATTCACCTGGAGTTACATCTGCATCTAGTACAAATGTGTATCCCATTTCGATAAAGTTTTCTAAATCCTTAGCCGGATCTTCTTGATCAACTGTAAAACTTAAGGTAACAATGTCTTCATCATTGCCGATCTTACTTTTGAAACTGTCAATTTCAAAAACTTTTTTAACTAGGTTTCTTAAATCACCAGCACGTAAACTTTCATTTAACATTATACTGGCGCTCCCGGTGTTGCTCCCGGTGCTCCTGCCGGTGCTGCTGTTCCACTAGGTGCTGCTGCTGCTCCGCCCATTGGCGCTGCTCCTGCTGGCGCTGCTCCTGCAACTGGTGCTGCTGGAGAACTATCAGTAAGCATAGCACCTGATTCATCGTTCTTTAATTTGTCCATGTAGCCTTTGTAGATATCAAATGCAACTTTCTTTGGCATTTGAACTTCTACGATCCAAATAGGTTTACGATCCAATTTACCTTTTCTGGTATTAGGACGTAGATCTTCCGGACTTTTAATCTTGCGAGGTTCTAATAAATGACTCTTTTGATAGGTCACTTTGCAACCTAGTTCTGTTAATCGTTTGCCTGCTATGGGATTAGGCATCTTATCATGATCCCACATAAATCCTGCAGTGATCCAGTGACGATCTACTCGAGGTCCATAGGCTAACTCACCATCTTCCCAGTTTTCATAGACATACACATCCATTTCTTCTAAAACCCGTTCAAAATCCTTCAATACAGCAAGGCTTGAATTGTTTTCATATAGATCTTGTATGTTTTTAATTACGTCTAAAATATCGTGGTGCATGTCGAATCCTCTATAGTTTATTTAGCTGGTTTTAAACGATATGTGATAACTTTATTATTTTGTCAATTCGTTAAATAATAGTGTAGGACCTCTGTAGTAATCGAGGCGGTCACTACAAGTCCTGCTTTTTCAACCATAAGTAGGAGCAACTTAGATGAGTAAAAGAGTGAAAAAACGCTTTACATCAGAAGTTAACATAATTGATTTTCAATCATATCTGCCAGCGAAAAAGCAGCGTGTAAGTCTTCATGCACGTAATGCTAATCAAGAAACATACATCCGTAAACTACAAGACGACAGCACTAGCATTGTGTTTGCTATCGGACCTGCAGGCACAGGTAAGACCATGTTAGCAGTACAGCATGGTATTAAAATGTTTCAGGAAGGTAAAGTTGATAGAATCGTTGTGACAAGACCCGCCGTCTCTGTAGACGAAGATTTAGGATTCTTGCCAGGTACATTAAACGAAAAAATGGCACCATGGACTAGACCTATTTTTGACGTGTTCGGAGAGTATTATCAACAAAAAGACATAGCCAAGATGCTAGAGGAAGGTGTTATTGAAATAAGCCCACTTGCGTACATGCGTGGACGCACATTTAAGAACGCATACATCGTCGCAGACGAATGTCAAAATACAACTGTAAATCAAATGAAAATGCTACTGACCCGTTTAGGAGAAGGTTCTAAGATGGTAGTGACAGGCGATTTAGCACAAGCAGACCGTTTGAGCGATAATGGTCTGATTGATTTCTGCAACCTATTAGCCGGTCGTACTGGATTGAGCCATTTAGATATTGTTCAATTCGACACCAAAGACATCGAACGCCATAATGCCGTGAAGGAGGTGCTTGCGGTTTATGGAGAATAAAGTAGCGATACTTTAGATAGTCATGAAAAAAGGCCTCAGGGCCTTTTTTCTATTGGCATTACTTCGACTCCAGATTTTCGTAAGAAGTCTGGGCCTGCACTATCACGATATTCAGCACCATACCACACACGGCTAATACCAGACTGATAGATGAGTTTGGCGCAGTCCAAGCAAGGACTATGAGTGATAAAAATATCAGCACCCAAACCGCTGTCGCTACTTCGAGCCAATTTTGCAATAGCATTTGTTTCAGCATGGAGGGCCTCTGGTTTTGTTTTTAATGTATTATCTTCAAGCACATACTCGCAATTATTATCCCACCCTGCTGGCATGCCATTATAACCCATTGAGATAACACGATCATCTTTGACCACAATGGCACCTACCTGCAGCCTACGAGCATGACTCATGGTAGCTACAGTTTCGGCAATGGTCATGTATAACTTTTGAAACTTAGGTTTCATATATGACTTAGTCTAATTAATGTACTTGCTAGGTTAATTTCTGGATCACTAACTAGAGCATGGTCGACTAATCCTGCTTTGATAATAAGAATTGCTTTATCCTGAGCAGGTTCATCACCGAAGAGCTCAACATTGTCGTATAACCAACGATAGATGTCATCCATTTCTTCTGGAAGTGCTTGGCTACAAATTAGCTTACGTGCTTCTGTAATCTTGCCTTTCTTGAACAAGTCTACCATTTCTACACGATAATCTGCACTAGAATCGTCAGCTTCTGGATTATGTAACGATCCATCAATACTGTTCATTTGCAAATTATTGATACACTTACGCAAATCTGGATAGGTACCTTTGACATAGCTATCTAGGGTATCTAAGTCGAATTGGATATTTTCCTGTAGCAGAATGTTTGCCGCACGAGCAGTAAACTCAGTGACATCAGTTTTTTCAATATGTAAACGTTGGCAACGACTGTGCAATGCTGGAATAATCTTGTTAGGATAATTGCAAGTTAAGATAAATCTAACCGAGTTAGTATACTCTTCCATCAAGTTGCGCAGTGCTGGTTGTACCGAATGCAAGTTAAGATAATCAGCCTCGTCAATTAGCACTACTTTAAAATCACCAAATGGCATGGTTTGACAGAACATGATAAGTTTATCTACCCATTCGATCTTACGACCTTCTTTTGATCCGTTAGCATACAGGACATCACTATCTTGTACACCCAATTTATTGATTAATATTTTTGCAAGAGTAGTCTTACCTACACCAGCATTGCCACTAAACAATAAATGTGGAATCGATCCTTCTTTGATCCACGCTTCGATTTGTGATTTTTGATGTTCGTCCTTAAACACATAACCGTCTAAGGTATCTGGGCGATACTTTTCTACCCATAATTCTTTCATACTAGTTCCTCTGCAATACCTAATAATTCAGCAAAAACTAGTATGTATCCTGCTGATTGAATGTAGGGATTCATTTCTAACCAACCGCCACCTGCTAGTGCTAACCCAGCAACAATGCGGACTATACTTTTAACAATACTAACGCTAGTATGTGTTAGTAGTTTCTTTTTAATTGCGCCACCGCTAGTTGCGGCTTCTAATACGCTTTTTGTCTTTTTAATATCTTGTACAGCTTCTTCATGAGTACTCATAAGATTCTCCTTTTCCTTATTATACAGGTGAGAACAGGACCTGTCAAGGGTCCTGTTGCTCAATTACTTAGATTATTGCTCGAAACTTGGACGAGCAAACGATGCCGGGTCAAATTCTGCGTGTGTTACTTTAGAATGAGCACCTTGGGTATTTAACAAGTTCTCTGATGGCGGTTCGTCACTGACCATTAAGATAGCTTTGGTATCGGCTCGGCGAATTATGAGCTCACTTCCATCTTCTTGCTCTAACGTAAATCCGCGGCTCCACCGCCCGTGTTCTAGCAAAATCCATTGCCCTACTTTGATATCTTTTTGTTCATGCCCAACTGCCCAAACACGGCCCCAACGATGACGGACACCTTCTGATTTTCCATCGTCACTGGGCAAGACAAACATGCCAATCTTTCTTTCGCCAAAGTCCATGTCTGTAATGATAACATTATCACGGATTGGTCTAATCTTACCTTTGATTATCATTCTTCACCCAATGGATCCATATTTTGTACATCCTTCTTGGCTACTACAGGAGCCGCTGGAGAAGGTGCTGTTACTACTGGTGCAGGTTTTGGTGTAGCTACAGGAGTAGTTACAACTGCTGGTGCGGGAATTGATCCAGCACTTTGGGTTAGTATTTCTTCGCGACGCTGCACGATTTTGCCGCCAGGTCCTAGTTTGTCCCCACGTGCATTTACGTTGGCATTGCCAACAGCAACAGCCATTTCATTTTGTTGGATAAGTTTGATCATATCAATTTCTTTGCCACGTGCTGTTCTATAAATTTGTTTTGCTGCCATTTTAATCTCCTTGGATTATATGTGTACTTATCTCAGGAATTCCTGCCAGTCTAAATTATATTTGACTGAATCTATTTGATGTACGCCCAGCAAGAACAGTACAAAACTAGCTACCGAGCTGCCTCTGCCTACTCCCCATACTATGTTATTTTCCAAACAGGTATCTACAAAATACTTTGCCCATTGTAATAAGGGAATCATACCTCGAGTTTGATAAGCTAACATTTCTTCTTTTACACGCTTTACTTGTTCATCTGTTGTGCAACGATCTAAACACCATTCCTCTACATGAAAATCTCGATACTCATCGGGCATGAACCAATCACTTTGCAGTGCAGAATCAAAATCCTCGATATTGATATCATCCAATTGTTCATTAAATCTTTGAAAGGTAAATTCGGCAGTGTCTTCTAGTTGTTGGATATCATCACTGTAGTCTACAGTGATGTCTTTGATATTGGTAAGTTTTCCTTGATATAGGAACCGAAAAATATCAGCTGAATTAAAAATAGGATTACCAAATTTATCTAGGCGCATAGCCTATATTTTAACTTACTTTGACTAGTTTGTCAAGTGTTTTATCGCGGCTAGACATCATTTTATCCCAGGCAGCCTTTTGACGTTTACTCAATTCTTCTTTGTACGAGTCTAATAGTGCAGAGATTTGAGATTTAACTCCGGGATTAGCAGTCATGAAGTATTTGTTGGTAAGGTCGCTAATTTTACTTTCAAGTTCGGAATCTTTCATTCCTGTGAAATCACCAGCCAATGGATGCATTAGAATTCGCCTATACTTTTAATGAATACATTTGTTCCACTGTCTACAGTCCAAAATTCAATGATTTCATATTTTTGACTAGTTGGAACTGTTAATGTGACAGGATTAGTACCGCCTGTCCATCCTGTTGCAGTCTTGGCTGTACCACCCCCTGGGATTGATAAGGTTACTGTTTTTATGGTAGATGTATCACCGTTTACTAACATAATACGCATTATGCTATATCTACCAGCCGGAGGCCATGTTGATGTAGTACCGTTATATCCTAAATTTAGTACAACGTTGTTAACGCCAATTGTAAATTTTTGAATAGGACCATTAACATGACTGACCGGAGTTGCAGTTGATATTGACGATATAGTACCGCCATTAAAGAACACGCCATCAAATTGCGAATAAATTCCGTTGCTAAGTGTACTACCTTGTAGATTGTTCACTACCGGAGTTGTTTGAGTAGATAAATCAGCTGAAACAATGGCTACAGTCTGTAAGGCTGTGATTTCAGTTTCAGCAGTGGCAAAATTTCCAGCGATTGCAGCAAAATTATTGCGGAATCCTTGGCTATCATTGTCTTGTCCAGCGATTGGGTAATTAACTACTATTGTTCCTGGTGTTATTGCGCTTGTCATACGGTTATCCTATCATCTCTAAATACAAGGTATTTATCGCTTGTATAACCCGTGACAGCTGAGATTGTGAATCTGTCTACGGTATAATCTATGGAATTAAAGTTAAAACCACTGTGTTTAATGTTTAATGCTATAGTAGCTGCTGTTCCGGGCTTACAAAACGCTAATGGAACACATAATACATATCCTAATTCTTCTTTACTCCCACTAGGGATACTGCGCATCCAAAGCGGCAAATAGTTACGTTCACTTAGACCAACAGTGTTTAACCGTTCCTGCCAATTAGTAATACTGTTAGTATAATATGTATCAGTTTTTGGATTACTAGATTCATAACCTGTACTGTCTGTAGTAATATTATATTCTGGACGAACTGCAACACCTACTGCTGTTAAATCAGATAATTTTGTAGACCAAATACTATTACTGTCATCTACTGTTATTGTTTCTGGAGCAGTGTTATAAGTTTTAAATGACAATGGTAAATGCTTACCATTAACTTCTAATGGGTCTGACATTTGAACATACACTACTTCATATACTGTATCCCCTGTTGTAGGATCTATTGCACTAGCAGTTTTTACACTGTTAAATTTAAATCTTTTACGCTTAACACCAAGCCCGATCGCCCCCACATATGCCGCCGCCGCGGTAGTTTCGATCCCCGCATATACCAACATGTTTAAATTACTTTGTATTCCAAAATTTGAATCGCTAATTCTATATATACTACTCGGTGTGAATATAGTAGTATCGTTAATAAATGATTGCCATAAAGTGCGTTGCGTTGGTGCTAAGAATGGTTGTGTAGTGATATTACTATAAGGTACAGTGTTTGGAGTTGAAACGGTAATTGTAAATGTTTTTGGCAATGCACTATATTGATATTGATCGCTAGCAGTCACCGTGAATGTATATACTCGATCGACAGTAGTTTTAACATGATCAAATGTTAAATTTCCGTTGTCAAATGTTGTTAGACCCGATTCACCTGTTGATGAATTATAATACTGATTAGGAGTACCGATAATTTCACCGTCAGTATTTAATACCAACCCAGGTGGCAAAGATCCTGCAGTGAGATAATAAAGAACAGTAGCGTTTGGAACATTACTCGATGCTGCAACATCAAGAGTACATGTATAGTTAGCTGGTATAGTTCCTAAATTACTTGGACTTTTCCAAATAATTGCGCTGGTAACACTACCAAGTATGATAATATTAAAAGTCTTACTAGTATCGACATGCTCTGTTCTACTAGGATTAGCATCTAATCGACTAGCAGTTATGGTAAATTTATAAGGTAAAGTAATCTGTGGTTGGTAAGGCACTCGACCGAATATTTCTCCTGTCTGGATATCAAAATCTGTGCCAGGAGGTAATTTACTCAATGTACCGATATAGAATGCTGATAAGTCTGGTAAATCAAGTAATAATGGACTAGTAACGGTTAGTCGATAATAATCATTACCTAATGATACAACATTTGATATTTGATATACAAATCCAGTAGCACTGCTAATGTAATTGTCAAATGTCAAATACTGACCGATAGTTGGAACAGCAGATACATTAGTAACTGTTATGTTTGTTCCGCCAATCTTATTATCTGTTAAAGCGACTCGTTTAGTAACAGCATAAATTTCTATATTAGTAGTTTCTAAACGAAATATTACGTTACTATTGTCGTACAATGCTACTGGTACAGTTATATAATTGTTAGCTCTGTATGTACCTAAATTTGCATTGGTTAACCATACTGGGTTTCTTAAAAAAGTTGCATCAGCAGTAAATGTTCCAGCAAATCCGTCAAGTACTGTACTGTCAGCTTTAAATGAATCAGTACCTAGAACAAATATTTTAAATATTCTTTGAGAAAATGTAATTCCGTCGGTCAGTGTTACTTTAAATTGATAATTTTGATTTAGGCTACTTGGTAAGACTGCAGGTGAACTATAATCAAATCTCACATCCTCATACTCGTAACTGTCATAACCGTCAGTTGGAATTAGAGCAAAATCGTAGCCGGCAGCATCAAAATATGCTTCGTCGAATGTTCCAGAACCATCTGCTGGTGTAACAATAGTTTGCGGATTAGGTAAAATATAACCGCTAATTAATCCGTTATCAGACAATGTTAACCCTGGTGGTAATTGTCCATCACCTGATGCAATGAAATATTTTAAATTATTACCTAACAGTACATTAAGATCAAATCCTTCAATTTGGTAACTTATATAACTTTGATCAAGTGCGTATAATTGATGATGCACTCCAATTGCTAATTCTCCTGCAGGTGTAATAAATTCTGGTGCATTAACACCGTTAACCTGCATGCTAAACGTGCGATCAGCAAATCCACTGCCATTAACTGCTACAGAAGGAATGCTAGTAGTAACATTAATAGCATAAGTACCATTGCCATTGTCTGCAACAATATAAGTACCTACTGGAATATTTTTTCCAGTTAATGTCATACCTGTTAAAAATGTTCCAACGACTGTACCTCCAGATATAAATGATCCGTTAGTAAGCCTACCTGCTGAACTTGTAGCAGTTGCACTTGCACGAATACAAAATTGATAGGTTATTAAATTTGATACAATATATGGACTACCTTTAATGTGATTGCCATCAATTGCAACACCGCCAGGTAGCTCACCTGAGATTACTGAATAGACAACACCCGGGTCATTGTGTGCAGGCAATGCGATATCGAGGGCATATTGCTCCGGAAATGGTTGTCCATTATTGGTAAACGTATAACCAGATGGTTCAGTCCAAACTGTTAATAACATACTACTCCTTGATTATACAAAAGAGCCAAAATTACAAATATTAGCCACCGGCGCAGTAAATGATCCAAAATCCCAAGCATAACCTTTTGTGTCAGCATTTAGTACATCCCCGTTGCCGTTGGTCTGTAATCCAGTTGGATTTATAAATGTACCTAGGTCTACGGTCAGCTTGCGTGTTTCTAATAAGATACCTAGTAAGTTGTTGATGATCCTAGTGTCAATACCCCAGACTGTAGTTTGACTATCCCCATTGTAGATATGGTGACCGTTTAGGTTTAAATTACCACCTAATTGTGGTGCAGGATCTTTAATTACTGATGCATTTGATGATAGATCAACTGTGGTATCAGTGTTAGTGATAGTAACTGAATTATCAGTGCTGGTTAGTGATTTAAATTCTAATATGTATGCGCCAGTTTTGTCTTTAAAAATTCCAGTACCTGTGCCTATGTTGGCAGCATTATTGACTCCAGATTCGGTATTTAATAAGGCAAAGTTTGCATTTACTTTAGTAAACGCAGTACGCAGGTCATCACCAGTACCGTCGTTTGCATAAGTGCCTAGGTTAATTGATTGTATAGTCATAGTTGTCTCTTAAGGATTGATCACTGAATTAATGGACCAGAAATCACTGCTCATATTAGCATTGTTGATCACAGAGTATGGCATGTAGAAATAGCCACTTTGACCCCAACCTGTTCCCCATGAGTTGCGAACAATAAAGTATCCTGTTTGTCCACCAGGCCCAGTCATAGCGTCATTGTAGCCTACGATAGCCACAGCATGTCCGCCTAAGACTTGTTCAGTGTTTACATTGGGATAGGGCATTTTTCCCGTGTCACTAGGTTGCCACCATGTGCCAGACTCAAAGCTGGCATATACTGTGAATCCAATGACTACTGGAAACCCTGCATTTATACTTGCCTTAATACCTGCGGCCTGTGTAGTAATACGCTGATATGATCCTACTTTGCGTTTGGCCGCATCTGTGTAGGCCGCTGTGCTAGGACGAGTAGTTACTTTGTTAGCTAAGTAGGGCCAGGTAGTTTCTAAAGGAGCACCATATTGATTACAGGCCTTGATACCATCACGGATATAAGCACCAGCATCATAGTAGGTCGTGCCTTCTAGCACACGCTCTTGATAATAGATAAACAAGCGGCTGACTATTAATCCAGACTTGTTGTGTGTGTTGTCATAGTATTCTACTATACTGGCAATGGCATTACCAGTACATGAGCCAATCTGTCCTTGATCTACAACAGGAGGACAATGTGGTCTTAGATCTATGCTAGTAGGTAGTGTTGGTGGTATTGTGTTTAATTGTTCAAAGATATGATCACGAGCATCTGGCTTGTCAGGACGCCAATTGTATTTTGGGGTTTGTCCTAATGCCAGTGTGCTGGTTGATTGAGCTGGCTTCTTAGCTGGCATATTATTTCTTCTTCTTGGGTGCCGCTACAGAATTACGTACGGTAGTTCCTGACGATATAGGAGTTACACCACTGCCTAGACCAAACTTAGTAGGTTTAACTACAGGTGCCGCGGCCTTTGGAGCGGCTTTCATAGAGTAAGTTGAATTAGCGCATAGTTCTTTGAATCCACCTATAACTACATTATCAATAACAATGTAAGGTAAAGTTTTCTGCGTAGGATAAGCAGTAGTAAACTGTGTTTTTAGATCAGCATTGTTATCTAGATTTTTTACAGTAACTTCTGCGCCCTTGCTGGAGAGTAGTTTTACGCTTAACTTGGTATCTCTATCATCGCCCATGGCGCTCCAAATTACTGCCTGTGGCTTTGGGCCTGCGGCTTTTGGGTGAAGATCACTTGCTCTTTTTACTTGTCTTGTTGTCATGTCGTGTTGTCCTTAATCTGTTATGTATGGGCCGCTTAGGATCCAGTAGTCTGTATCAACCTGTGTTAAAGTTATCAGTACATCACTACGGATGATGAGATTTGATTGACCTGGACTGTTGTTGTCTTCTCTAGCTCTCAGAGTTACTCCTGACGCTTGTTGTACCGTTATCTGTCTAGTGTTGTCAGAAACACCTGAGATACCTAACTGTATTCTAGTACCAATAGGAAAGTTTGTAGTAGCGTTGGCTGGAAGAGTCACAGTCACATTGCCTGCTGATCCATCAAACCAAACAAATCTACCACGATCAGTCAATGCCAGTGTATAACTTGTAGCACCGGGTTGATTATTACGAGGAATATCTTTTAAGAAACTCTCTTGATCTACCGTTACGATATCTGCCGTATCAGACATAACCAACTGACTGTAATTTTGTGTAGGATCACTTGTAAAATACCAGTCACTCCAATAGGTAGTTATACGTACATCAGGACCACCGGGGAAATCCGCTGGTTGATTATAGTAATCCGGACCA